GGGCCCAGAGCATGACCGAACGGGTCAGCACCGGGCGGCTCTTGGCCCAGATGATCTGCTGGTGATGCAAGACCCCGAACTTGGTCCAGCAGGCTTCCAGCATCGCCTGGCGCCGCGAGGCGTGCCAGCAGTACCAGGCGGCGTCCTCGTCGATCGCGCAGTCGATCGCGACCTGCATGAACGCCTCGTAGAACTGGGGACCCTGGCTGGAATCGTCCCAGTGCCTGGGTTCGATGTAGTCCTCGGACCAGTCCTTGTTGGCGATCTTTTTGGCCCGAGCTGAGGCGTTCTTCTTGGTCGGATGATTGGTGCCGTCGTAGTCGACCAGGTAGGGCGGGTCGGTGGCGAACAGAGCGGCGCACTCACCGTTCATCAGGCGCACGACATCCTCAGGCTTGGTGCTGTCGCCGCACAGCAGCCGATGGTGTCCCATGATCCACAGGTCGCCGCGGCGCGTGACGGGGTTGGCCGGCGGCTCCGGTACGTCATCGGGATCCGTCAGCCCCTCGTTTTCCTCCAGCGTCAACGTTGCCAGCTCGTCATCGCTGAACCCGGTGAGTGACAGGTCGAAGTCCAGGCCCCGCAGCTCGCCAAGCTCGAGCTTGAGCAGCTCGTCGTCCCAGCCGGCGTTGAGCGTCAGCTTGTTGTCGGCGATGACGTAGGCGCGCTTCTGCGCCTCGCTCCAGCCAGTCGCAACCATGACCGGAACATCGGCGATGCCGAGCTGCTGGGCCGCCAGGATCCGACCGTGGCCAGCGATGATGCCGCCGGCCTCGTCGACCAGGACCGGCACGGTCCAGCCCCACTCCCGGATGCTCGCCGCGATCTGCGCGACCTGCGCCGGTGAGTGTGTCCTGGCATTGCGGGCGTAGGGCACGAGCGACGCGACATCGCGCCGCTCGACCTTGTCGGCGGGCCATTCGTTCACGGTCATTCTCCTGGTGAAAACGAAGTGGGTGCGGGCCGCGCCACGTTTTGACGCGCGTACGTTTCGAGGGAAAACGGCAGTTCCCTGCGGGTTTCCGGCCAAAACGAAGTGCCTGGAGCAGACCACTTCGTTTTGGCGAGCGTGTATTTTGAGCAGAAACCGCAGTTTTCCGCGGGTTTCGAGGGTTTCAATCCGAACCACTTCGTTTTTTGGCACTTCCAAAACGAAGTGGGTCGGGAGGGGCACTTCGTTTTTTTGCCCTAAAAACGGCGGAACTCTGCGGTTTAAAATCCAAAACGAAGCGAGGTCGGTTTTTTTCTCCTGGCGCTAGCGCGGTCCCGGGCTGGCGAAATACCCATCGTCTCTACAACCACAGGGACCCCGCTCAGCGTGGTCGTGCGGTCTCCAGCGTACGTCTGACGGCCTCGACCCAGCGCCGATCGATGTTGGCCTCGACCGCTTCACGAACTGTCTCCCTGAACCGGAACCGTGGGCGGTAGCTTGCGACCTTCTCCAGCGCGACCAGCAGCTTGGGCGGTCGTGCCGTCTTGCCCCTGCCCCGCTTGAACCGCTGGTAGATGCCAGGTGGCAGGTGCCGTGTCCGCGATGTGTTCTGGCCGGAGACGAACGTCGTGGGCTTGGCCACCTCGCGCTTGAGCTTGCCGCGCGGGATGTTGCCGTGAGCGTTGAGCCGGATGTTCACCGGCACGATGACCGGCGCACCGGGACGTGGTCTGCGTTCGCCACCCGTCTCCTGGATGGCGAGGTAGCCGGCCTGGATGTCCTTGGCGAACACCACGCTGGTGAGGTTCGCCTTGGTGGCAGGCTTGATGGTGATCGCCGTCTGCGTGAACCGGGTCGGCCTGTCGAAGGCCTGCTCGATCCGTGCATGGGCGGCGCCCTGTGCGTCCTTGGCCAGGTGCGTCAGCATCATGGCCGTGGCGTACCTGACCTGGCCGGGCAGCGCTGCCAGGCGCTGGGCCAGTCGGGTCGTGTCGATGGTGACGTTACTGGAGGACATCGGGATCTCTGTCGGAACGGTTGATCAGACCGCCCCGTGGAGCGCGTGTACCTCTCCCAAGGCTAGCCAGAATGTAGCCCGAAACTCGCATTTATGTCCGGGCGAAAAGTGTTCGCATGAACACCTTCCTCGAGGCTTTTCACCGGTGCGTCGATGCACATCGCGCAATCACCCTGCGCTTGGCTTCGCCACGCTTGAGCCGCCGCCCGTTGAGCTGCAACGAGATGATACAGAGGGCGTAAAGCCAGCGTTCGTGAACTGCGGTGCGCCGCAATCCCACCGTCCAGCAGACCGCCTTCCAGCGCTCGCCCATCGCCCGCAGCCAGACGATCCTGCCATCGAGATCGTCGAGACCAAACGTCCAGGTCAGCGTCTCCTCCATGCGCGAGATCGCCTCGGGTGACGGCGCCACGCGCATCCGCCCGGGCTCCAACCCGACCTTGTCGTCGAACGTGCGGCAGATCTCGGGCCATGTGTTGAAGTAGCCCTGGATGCGCGGTTCCGGCAGACGCCTCAACACGTCGGCCGCTTCGACCAGGCGCTCCTCGACCAGGCTTGGTGTCCACTCACCCATCGCGCTTCTCCTTGCCCGCCTGGGGCTTGCCGTAGAGCTTCTCGCCGATCTGGCGCACCAGCTCGCGCTCGGGCCAGGTCAGGCGACCGTCCTCGGGGCTCACGACCAGCACGCCCTGCTTGCGCCAGCCCTCGAGCTTGACCTCGTCGGGTGACCTGCGCTCGCCGCCATAGCCCCTGGGTGCCCACATCATCGCACCACCTCCTGCAGCACCGCGGCATAGCCCGCGACATCGAGGATCGAGTCCTGGTGTGCGGGATCGTGACCCAGCCGTGCGAGCTTGAGGTCGATCAGGCAGAGCACCACCTCGGCCGGGGTCACGGTGCGGCCCAGCGTGATCGACCAGCGCCGGGCGATGGTCGTCATCGAGACCGTGGGGTCGCCGTAGGTGGCCCGCCGCTCAGCGACCACGGCCGCGGCATGGCGCAGCATCGCTTCTCCACTCATCGCACGCCTCCCCGGGTCTCGATGGCCCAGAGCAGCAGTGCGATCGCGTCGGCCTCGTTGTCGTCGGTCGGGCTGAAGCCGCGCGACCGGGCGGCGGCCATCATGGCGTCCTTGTTCGCGTTGCCCTTGCCTGTGGCGTGGCGCTTGATGGTGCCGACGGGAACGCCCTGATAGGCGATGCCAGCCGTTTCCGACCATGCCGTCAGCGTGGCGAGCAGCCCGCCATAGACATGCGCCGCATCAGTGCCGACATGCCTGCGCACTTCCTCGAAGTAGATGGCGGTGATGGATCCGACGTCGCGGGCCAGCTGGTCGAGCCAGCCCCGGAACCGCAGGTAGCGCATGCCGCCGCCGTCGAAACGGCTGGGTCGGAAGGAGACGGTACCGCTGGTGATCAGATCGTCCTGGCCGCGCAGGGCCCAGCCTGTCGTGGTGCCGAGGTCGAGGGCGAGAACGACAGGCGCGCCGGAAAACGGTGCGCTCATGGGTGTCGGGGTCAGAGATACGTGGGCCATGATGGGCTCCTTTCCGGTTTGATGCGCGATGAGGTGAATGGCGAGGGATGCGGAGATCATGGATCGAGCTCCCGCAGCCAGTCGGGGACCGGGGGACATTGGGAACCTCGGATCAGAGGTTCCCCCGAAGGTTCCCCGGCATAACCCACTGAAATCACGTGGTTTGGGGAACCTCGGGAACCTGGGGAACCTTTCTCGGGATCTTCCTTTGCATGTGCGTGCGTGCGCGTGTGCGTAAGGGTTAAAAGAGGTTCCCCAGGTTCCCCAGGTTCCCCTCGTCCAATGATTTCATAGGCTTGGGTCGGGGAACCTCCCGAACAGAGGTTCCCCTCGGAGGGCTGAGGTTCCCCAACCTGAGGTTGTTCAGGCGCATGTCGGGCCGAACAATCGGCGCAGACATCGAGTTTCCAGCGCGTGGCCTTGTGCTCGATCCCGGCCTTGACGACGCGCACTTGCCGCGCACCGATACGAAACATGCGGTCCCGCATGCGTTTGATGGCGATCCCGAAGCTGGTCTTCTGCGCGCGATCGGAGTTTCCGGAGATCGGCGGGGCCGGATCGCAGAGTATCG